GAAATTAGTTTGACATTCCTCAGGATGTTTTTTAGAAGGAACAGAATATATTAAAGCCATGTCAAAATTTTGATTAACCTCATCTAATACTCTAGTCATTTCTTCAGTATTAGCACATGTAAATTCGTCTTTATCGAAAACCATGGTATCTCTACGAGCCCATTTTTTATCAATAGTTGCAAATATTTTTGTGTTAGGAGTTGCTTTTTGAAATTCTAGAGCACATCTGGTTACTCCACAACCTTCTACTCCTCTACCTAAGATTATAGCTATCTTTTTCATATTAATTGTTATTTATTGTTTCGTCTCTATTTACCTCAATCTTTGCTTTAGAATGAAGCGTATGTATGTATTTAAAAAGAAGAAGAGGTGTATTAGAATACCAACCTATTTGAGTCACTGATATTTCTAATCTAATCCCATCTTCACTGCTTGGAATATATTCATACTCTATGTTGTTTATTATTCCTATTAAAGTATCTCTATAGTATATAGTGTCGTTACAATGTTTATATTCAGATAATTCTTCATCTGTTAAAGTATATTCTAAGTCATACTTTTTGGACTTCATAGACTGCTTGTACGCAGTACATCCAGCTATTAAAATAGCGATTAAGCAGGTTAATAATAATTTTTTACTTGTCTTTTTCATTTAATTCTTCTTTTGTAAGTTCTTTTTCTCTTACTACTTTCCACTCAAAAGGTTCTCTATTTCTTCCATATTGTTCTATAGATTTCTCAAGATCATCAGTTATAAAAGTAATAAGATCCATTGTTATTTCATCTTCTTCACGGCTTATGTATGAAATAGCTATCGCGTATTTTTTCTTAATTTTTTCCATTATTTTTTTCGTTATGATAATTTTCTAACCCCTGTATGTATGAAATAGCATCTAAGAGATTATCAGTTTTATGATTGTAGCTTTCTCTTGAAAATTTAAGAGCTATAAGAGCCATGTACATTTCCTTACCGGTAATATTTAAACCTGTCATTCCATTAAATATTGAAGCTGCTCTGTCCATGCCTTCTGAAAAAGGTCCGTATTGTCTCTCTTTTTCTTCGTTTCTTTCGTTTACTATTTCGTGAGCTTGTTCACAAAGAGATTGTTTAGTTTTACTTTTTGCCATATATGATTACTTTATTTATTGTATTCTTCAGGATACTTATTTCTTAGTTTTTGTTCCCACCAATCTACTTTTCTACCATTGATGAATATCCAACCAAGATTTAATTCAACCCATTTTATTATACTGCGTAACATTATGTTAGTTTAAAAATTATAAGTATAATATACCAATAAATAAAAAATTATTAAACCTACTCCTTGTCTAAGTAAGATTTTTCTTTGATCTTTTTCTTTAAGTTTTTATTGACTTTTTTCTTTTTAGGGGATTTTAATTTGGAAATATCTTTAGAATGATATGATTTAGACTTTCCGTCTATCATTATCTGATACTCATTAAGCGCTGAGTTTACACCAACTATGGTTCCAACCTTTCCTTTAATAGAAACCCGCTGACCTATTTTATAGGAGCGGGTATTCTTGTAATTTCCGTCTAAACTTTCGTGTACTAGACTATCTCTTTTTTTTTAAGATCGAACTCTACGTATTCTTCTCTTAAAGAGTTTATTTTAATTTCTAGCTGCTCTTTGATATCTTCTAATTGACCAAAGAATTTAGAATCTATTTCACCTGATTCAATGTTAGTGTTTATTTTAGATACTTCTTTCTCTAATTTAGAAATATTAGTTTCTATTTGAGTTTTTCTACTTTCGATATCTTTAATAGCTTGTTTTTGCTCATCTATTTTAACTTGGAAAATAGAGCTAATATCGTAATTAAAGTTCTCTAAAACGTAATTGTGTAATTTATATTCGTTAATATCGTTTTTCCAAACTCTTTCTACCTGGTTTAACATTTCGCAGATATGGTAATCTCCTTCAAGTTCCATAACCATTACCTGTTTTCCAGTGTTTTTATTAGTTAAAGTTTTAATGAACTCAAGATTAAAGATTTTCGATGTTTCATTTAATATTCTACTAACATCTTCTTTTACAGCATTGCTTTCTAATGTTAAAATTTCACTGAAGTTAAATTCAGCCGGTTTTTCAATCATTGAATTATTGACATAAATATCTAATTTACCAGCTTCATCTGCTTTAAACTCTAATATTAAGTTTTTCAAAGCAGTTGATCTAACACCTTCTCCAGTTTTAGCGAATCCTAATTTATAGAAAGATTCACATAATTTATAGAAAGAAGTATATTTTTCTTTAATATATTCTGGGCTCATTTCATATAATTTAGATGAAGCCGATTCAGAAAGTAAAGTTCCTTTTTTCAATTCTTTAGTTGTAATTGCTACAAACTTGTTATCAATAAAACTTAATACTGTATTTTTTCCTGTCTTAAATGTAGGTGTAATTGTATTATCTATAGTGCAGTTTGAGTTACCAGAACCTAATGTAAAAGATGAAGAATTTTTAGATTCGATTAAAGATAATCTATTAGATAAATCTTTTAATATTGGTAATTCGCCATTTAATCTATGCTTAATAGCTGCGCTTGAATAAGACTCAGTAACTAACATTTTGCTTAATCCATCTATGTCTTTTTCGTAAGCTTTAACATTAGTTCTTTTCATAGTATTGATTGCGTCTAATACCATTAATTTTTCAACGTTATTGTTTATGTAGTTAGATATTCTAGTAACAGATTCGCTAATAGTTTTATCGTATGTGTACTCTTTAAATGAATCTACGAATTTTCCATAGAATAAAAACTCAGGATGATCTTTTAAAGATTCTTCTAAAGTAATAACCCTTTGCATTACAACTGGGTTTGAATAAGAATCACTTTTCTTAATTTCTTCTATTTCTTTAGAAAGTCCTGCTTCCTTGTTTAATTCATTTACTTTATTACTATCTGAATATTCAAATTTAGCAAATTGCTCTAGTATGTTAGTGATAGCGTCATTCTTTAAATGAGTATTTAATTCAGTTAATCCATTTTTTAAAGAAGCATAAGCAGAAGAAGTTCCCGTATTATTCTCTAAAGAATTTTTAGTTGATTCTACTAATACCTTAACTAATGAATTTCTTGAAATGTCACTATTAGATAACGTGTCAAGTGTTTTATTTATAAAAGTCTTCATCTATTAGATAATTATTTTTTTTTATTTATCTTAATTTATTTATTTAAATTCTACAATTTCTTAACATTGCCTCTACTTGTACGTATTTTACTAGGAGCTTTCATACCAAACCTATTAACCGTAGATATAGATTTAGCAGGCTTCTTATTGACGTATCCCGGTATCTTTGCGTTTTTAGGTAATATACTAGGTTTTTTCTTACGTGCCTCTTCTTTTAGTTCAGTGTATTTTTGAACTATTTCATTTACTTTCTTTTCAGTTTGATTTTTAGATTCTGCCTCCTCTTTTGCTTCAAGTATGGCACTATCTACGTCAGCCTGTTCGGATGTTTTTCTCCATTCACCGTTGTACATTAAGGTTTCTGTTCCGTCTTGAGCAACAGATGTTATAAAGAAACTTCTGTCTTGAGATTGAAGTATTTCTTCACTGCTCTCGGTAGGTATATTAAATACTATTTCTCCAACTGATAAGTTTTCTTTAGATTGATCGTTTATATTATCAATTTTAATCTTACCGTTAGCTGTTTGAAAAACTGCTCTGTATTTAGAATCACCAATATTAAGATCCAGTGCAGATGTTTTGCCTTTAACTTCAGTGTAGAATTTGAACTTTAAATAGTTATCAAATGGTGAAATTACAAATCTAAGCTTACCATTTTTAAACACTACCTCTTCTTGATCCTTATTGTCTTTTACCACAGTACTTTTATTACTAACCGATATATTAGACTTTGTAAAAAATATAGGAATATACTGAGTAGAAGCTACGGGTTTTGTTCTTGTCCTTGGAAGAATGCTTCCAATAGATTGAGTTACATCCTGCGCAGGGTCTACGAAAAGATCAGTTGCTTCAAAGTTATTTTTGTATATTTTATTTACAATATTTTGAGATTGAGGTTTATCTCTAAGTTCTATTTTTAATAGGTTTTTTCCGTATTTTTTTGGAGAATTTACAATCAAAGATCCTTCTCTAATTATTTGCTCTCCGTTTAATCTATTTACCAATCTAACTATGTAATCTACAGACATTGTTATAGCTGTATTAGCGTTTCTTAGCACAGGTCTAAATAAGTTAGGTTCATCAAAATCTTTATCTTGAAAGAAAGCCAATCTAGAACTTTCTACGAAAGCAGACCCTATTTGCTCATATACTGTTAATTCATGAGCTATTATATAATCGTTAGAGGGGTTTCTTCTATTTAAAATAGAAATCAACTCTTCAGGAAAAGCTCCATTAAACGTTAAGAAAAATTCAATAAAGTCTCCTTGCGCTGATTCATCTATGTATGCACCAACTGCATCAAATTCATTACTTTGAGATACAACTGCCTCATGATGTTCACTTATTATATATGAGTCGTACTCTATACCAAGCGGTGTATCTAATTTTTCTTCTGTTTCGCATTCATCTAATGAAACAATAATAGGTTTATTTGTTATAAAACCTGTATAAGAAGTTTGATTAGGTGTAATAGCTGCAGCAAAAGTGGTAGCTGGAGTTGGAGAAGTGTTTAGTTCCTCATTTATGTTTTTTATAGACGGAACATAAACATCAATATATCTATCATACATCGCATTAGCGATATAAAGCGGCTTTGGATTAAACGTGAGTATGGTAGATTGAGTGTCTTTATTAAATAAAATATTAGCGAATACATTTGTTTTTTGATCGTTTTCTATATTCTTAACACTAAGAACTAGTGCTCTGAAATCTTCAAAGTCAAATCCCGAAATAAAATGAAACCTAACTTTGTCTAGGGTAACATTGTAACCGGATATCGAAGTTTCAGTGATTTTATCATCATAGTCTATATAATTAGGTACTTTTTCACTATCTAAGTATACATACCTGTTTCCATCAATTGAAGTAACTGTAATATCCTGTATATTTCTGGTTTCAGTGAAAGATCCATCATTATTGAATATTTGATGTGCATCTATATGATCATTTTGTAATAATTTAAAACCATCATTGGTATAATCTAATGACCCCAGATCTTCTAGCATATATTCAACTATGCAATAACTGGTTAAATTTACAAATCTACTTTCTCTCATTTAATATTTTATGTTTTTTACCATTGTAAAAACTTTGGAGAATAATTTAATCCTAGCCCAACGTATGGTGAAGTGTTAATAGAGGATCCATTAATATTTATTCCATATCCTACTTGGAATCCTAGGCTCCAATTTTTTCTAATTGATCTCAATGCTTTTTTATTTAAAGGATTATCTAAAATACTTGCTCCTTCAATAGAGGTAAAGTTAACTCCTAGATAATCAGTGTCCACTACTATGCTTATCTTTTTTGTTTCTTTATCTTTAATTAATGCAAGGTTTAGATTCATTCCTAATTCTAAACCAAAAGTTCCTTTACCAGGAAGCAACAAAGGTATAGAATCAGTAGTATCTATAGTAAAAGGAATCTTTCCTGTTATTACCCTATAATTTTTTTCATTATGGTTTAAACTATCCTTAAATTTTATATTATTTACACCTGCACTGTCTATTACCACATATACAGGAACCTCTGTTATAACCTCTTCAATTACGTATTCTGTTTTGATAATTACTTTAGGT